CCCTCAAACAGGAACAACCTATACGACAGTTCTTGCTGATAATGGCAAACTCGTCACGCTTACTAATGCATCTGCTATTGCTCTTACGATTCCGCTCAACGCATCTGTAAACTATCCTGTCGGCGCGCAAATTAACATCGTTCAACTAGGCGCAGGTCAAGTCACAGTATCAGGAACAGGTGGCGTGACAGTAGTTTCTACTGGTGCTACTGCCAGCGCGCCTACAACACGCGCACAGTATTCAAGTGCTACACTAATCCAGACCTCAACGGACAACTGGTTAGTGGTAGGTGATATTTCATGAGTCGTTTAGCCCTCACACCTACGAATGTTCCTGCTTCGGCTTCGGACATTTCAACTCCTACGCTACGGGCTGGCGATTTATATTTCAATACTTCAACAGGACTCAAAGTGTATGACGGCTCTGCTTGGCAAGTCGTTGGCGCTTCAACAACACTAACCGAAATAGATGCTGGTGTATTTGATGGAATCGCACCTTATATGGGTGGCGCAAATCCATCTGATACCGCTACGCAAACAGTAAATGGGGGAACTCCATAATGGCAGTAGTCACACAAATTCAAGTACGGCGCGGAACTGCCGCACAATGGACTTCAACAAATCCAACTCTTGCCGCAGGTGAGTGGGGATTTGAAACTGATACAGGTAAAGCCAAAATCGGCAATGGTTCATCTGCTTGGTCATCGTTATCTTATTTTGGTGGTACTGGCACAGTAACAAGCATTACTGCTGGAACAGGACTAAGCGGTGGGACAATTACAGGTAGCGGAACAATTGCGATTGATACAGCGACAACTGTTGATTTATCTACGGCGCAAACGCTCACTAACAAGACTCTTACAACACCAACAATTACACAAGGTCAAGCAACTCCTTCCTTCTCTGCTAACGCTTACACTCTTGTTGCTGGTGACGCTGGTAAATTGTTACTTGCTTCTAATGGCGCTACTGCTGGAACTGTCAATGTTCCTACTAACGGCTCAGTAGCGTTTGCGACAGGAACACAAATCACTATCCTTCAAACAGGCGCAGGACAACTCACAATTAGCGCAACAACACCTGCGACAACAACTATCAACTCAACAGGAGCAACAGCCGCATCCCCTAAATGCCGCGCTCAATATTCCGCTATCACGCTTATTAAAACAGCAACAGATACTTGGTATGCGATGGGAGATATCGCCTAATGCCTATTCTTGGGGTTATCGCTTCTTCCACTCGCCAAGGTCAGTCTACCGATACTGGCGCGATGTTTGCGTTACAAAATATTATTGTGGGTTCTTCTAGCGCATCATCAATAACTTTTTCTAATATTCCTAACACTTACAAACATTTACAAATTAGGGGAATTGCTAGAACAGCAAGAACAACTTTTTCTAATGACGGTTTAGTTTTGCAATTCAATTCTGATACAGGTTCTAATTATTCACGACATCAATTGACGAGTGACGGAGCAAATTTTGATTTAGGAAGTGCGGCTACTTCTACTTTTATGTTCACGCAGGTTGCAGGTAATGGTGGAATTGCTAATATGTTTGGCGCATTTGTGATAGATGTATTAGATTACGCAAATAGTAATAAATATAAAACTGCTCGTTTTTTCTCAGGTGAAGATAATAATTCAGGTGCAAATCAACAAACAGGTTTTATTTCTCTATCATCAGGTTCGTGGCGAAATACAAACGCTATTACTTCAATTACTTTATCTGGTTTATCAGGCAATTTATTACAATATACGCAATGTTCTTTATACGCGGTGAAAGGAGCGTAAGTGAGTACCTATACACCTATCGCAACCGTAACGCTCTCTAGCGCACAGTCATCTGTCACTTTCGCTGGTATTCCACAGACCTATACGGATTTGATTTTGGTAGTTAATGGGGGTTTTGCTGGCAGCGAAGATGTAGCAATGAGATTCAATTTCGACACAGGAAGCAATTATTCTGGTACAAATTTTCAAGGAAACGGTAGCGGTGCTTTCACTGGCAGGCAATTAAATCAAACATCTTGTTACATAACAAGCGGTGGTTTTTTCACAAATGCTCTTCAATCTAATGCAATTATACAAATTCAGAATTATTCTAATACTACTACCAATAAAACTGTATTGAGTAGGAATAACAACACAAGTACTTCAACGGAAGCCTGTGTAAATTTATGGCGCTCAACCTCTGCTATTACATCTATAGATTTGTTCGGCAGAAACAGCAGCACTAATTGGCTTTCAGGCTCAACCTTCAACCTCTACGGTATATCAACCGATGGTATGTCCACGCCAAAAGCAAGTGGCGGCAATCAAATTTATAGTGATGGTACATATTGGTATCACACTTTTACATCGTCAGGCGTATTCACACCTTTACAATCATTAACGGCTGACTATTTAGTTGTCGCTGGCGGTGGTGCTGGTGGGACTTATTTTGGTGGCGGCGGCGGCGCAGGTGGATTGCGTTGTACTGTTACTGCTACTGGTGGCGGTGGGTCGCTTGAATCTGCACTTTCTCTTACTGCTCAGGCTTATGTTGTAACTGTTGGCGCAGGTGGAGCAGGTTCTAATTCTGTTGTTGCGTCGAGCGGTTCAAATTCTGTATTTTCAACAATTACTTCTACTGGCGGCGGCGCTGGTGGTGCTTTCAATAGCAATCCTTCATCGGGCGGTTCGGGCGGTGGCGGTTCTACAAACTCATCATCAGGACAAACAGGCGGCGCAAGAACAGTAAATCAAGGTTATGCTGGCGGTGCTGGAGTGTGGGATGGTTCCAATCGCTCTGCGGCTGGTGGTGGTGGTGCTGGTGCTGTTGGCATTTCTAATAGTGGTGCAAGCGGCGGTAATGGTGGTGCTGGTGTAGCAACTTCTATTTCAAGTACATCTACTACTTATGCTGGTGGCGGTGGTGGTTGTGCGTATTCGTCAGGTTCAGGTCAAGGAACTGGTGGCTCAGGAATTGGTGGAAATGGTGGTACTCGTTCAACACCTGCACCAACAAGCGGAACAGCAAATACAGGAAGCGGTGGCGGTGGCGCGGCAGATGGTCCTAGCGCTACCCCAGGTGGTTACGCTGGCGGTAATGGTGGTTCGGGTATCGTGATAGTGAGGTACGCAGTATGACAAGTAAAAATATGCGAGCGATTCAAACTGTCACAGTAGGTGCAGGTGGAATCGCGGAAATTGATTTTCAATCAATCCCACAAACTTACACAGATTTGATGTTAGTTTTTTCTACAAGAGAAGAATCAACAGCATCAGCCGAAATGTTCCTCAAATTCAACAATACTACCAGTAATCTTCAAACAAAATGGTTCAGGGGTAATGGGTCATCAGCAACTAGCGGAACAACATCAAATATGCAGTTGCTGACTAATTCTAATTCTGCATTAGCAAGCACATTCAGTAATACATATTTTTACATTCCAAATTATGCTGGAAACAATAACAAAAGTGCCATGTCTGATGGAGTAGTTGAAAATAATGTTACGAATTCACCTGATGTATTTCAGAATATGGCTGCTTATTTATGGTCTGATACGGCGGCAATTACTCGTATAACGGCTTACTTGTCATCAGGCGATTTTGCTGAACACTCAACCGCAACTTTGTATGGCGTTTTCAAATATGTTGGCGATTCAAGTCCTAAAGCACTTGGAGGAACTGTCACTAGTGATAGTACATACTGGTATCACACTTTTACAAACACTGGAGTCTTTACGCCTAATCAATCAGTAACAGCAGATGTGCTTGTTATTGCTGGTGGCGGTGCCGCTGGATTTTCTTATGGTGGCGGCGGTGGTGGTGGTGGTATTTTCTATGCGACATCACAATCACTTACTGCACAAAATTACGCTGTAACTGTTGGTGCTGGCGGTTCAAATAGAGGAAGTTTTGGACAAGGAAGCAATGGTTCCAATAGCGTATTTGGTTCTTTGACTGCAGCAGTCGGTGGCGGTGGCGGGGGTGCAGGAGTTAACCCTGCAAATATCGCTGGAGCAAGCGGTGGTTCAGGTGGTGGTGGTGGTCCTATTGCTGGTGGTGGTGCCACTACACAAACTGGAACTGGTGGAACTGGTTACGGATTTGCTGGTGCGGCTGGATATTGGGACGGCGGTGGCGGAGCGTCAGGTGGTGGTGGTGGTGCGGGCGGTTCTCCTGCGGCTCCAACATCACGCGTAGGTGGAAATGCTGGAAATGGAACAGGCACATTTTCATCGTGGGGTTCTGCAACTGCTACAGGTGTTTTATCTAGCGGAACTTACTACTATTCTGGTGGCGGTGTTGGCGGCGGAAACAATGGATTCGGTTCTGCTGGAACGCAAGGTGGCGCTGGAAGTTATGTAAATGGTGCAGTTAGCACAGGTCAAGGCGGCGGTTGTGAAGGAACTACTGGTGGTTCTGGAATCGTAATAGTTAGATACCTAAAGTAAAGGAAAACAATGGCACATTTTGCAGAGATTGACGGTAATGGAATCGTCAAGCAGGTACTCGTAGTACCTGACCAAGAAGAACATCGTGGACAAGAGTTCCTTGCTAATGATTTGGGACTAGGTGGAACTTGGATTCAAACAAGTTACAATCACAGAATCCGTAAGCAATATGCTGGCATTGGTTTCAAGTATGACGCAGACGGAGATGTATTTATTGCGCCACAACCTTATGCGTCTTGGACGCTAGATGATAATCATGACTGGCAACCGCCCGTGCCAAAACCCGATGATGGATTAGTGTATTTTTGGAATGAAGAAAACCTAGAATGGGAGCCGTTCGTAAATGACACAGTATAAATTAGTAGTAGATTGCGCAACAGGAAAGCAAGAATATATTGCTTTGACTCCTGCTGAAATTGCAGAACGCGACCAAATGGCGGCAAAAGCCGCAGAAGATGCCGCTAAAGCAGAGGCAGAAGCACAAGTCAAAGCCGCACTCAAAGAGTCAGCAAAGGCTAAACTTATTGCTGGCGAACCACTCACAGACGAAGAAGCAGCAGCAATAGTTATCTAAGGAGCAACACATGGCAACACAGTATCGGTATCTGTTTGCCGACCTTAGAACCAACGATATTCTTGCCGAACTTCCTCTCACACGCGTTTCATTTACACAGGTACTCAATACTTCGGGTAGTTTCCAAGGAACTATTCTTGGTTCTGATGTCAATGAAACAGGCTACGACATTACCGCCTCAACAGAACCTGCTCGTACTGCGATTTATGTAGACCGAGATGGCGTTTTGATTTGGGGCGGTGTTATTTGGTTACGCACATGGGATAGCGACAGCCAACATTTCACATTTCAGGCGCGTGAGTTCATGTCGTATTTTGAGCGCAGACGCATTACTGACACGCTAGTTTACGAGGACCAAGACCAACTCTCCGTAGCGCAGGATTTAGTTTTCCTCGCGCAAGATGTTCCGGGCGGAGATATTGGCGTAGTGATACCTGACAACTTATCGGGTATTTTAGTTACGCGTGTGTATTTTGACTATGAGTTCAAAGATGTATCAGGCGCAGTAAAAGACCTCAGCAACCAGCAAGACGGCTTTGATGTAAATATAGATGTTGCGTATGACGCTTTCCTTGAGCCACGCAAATATCTACGCACCGAATATCCTCAGCGCGGTATTCAATATAACGCGGCAAATCCTGATGCTATTGTCTTTGAATTTCCCGGAAATATTGTGACTTACGAATGGCCTGATGACGGCGCGCAGACTGCTAACACAATGTATGGAATTGGACCAAATAGCAACGAAGCCAAAATTCGTGCTACGGCTGTTAGTCCAGCAAATCAAATCGCGGCAGGTTGGCCATTGTTAGAAGATACTGTGTCTTATACCGACCAGTTTGACCCTGACTTGTTATATCAGCAAACACTCGGCGAAGTAACAGCGCGACAAGTTCCTGTCGTTACGCCGAAAATTGTTGTTCCTGCTTATGCCGAACCTGTGCTTGGTTCTTACAAAACAGGTGACGAATGTTTATTGCGTATCACCGATGACCGCTTTCCCAATAATGGTAGCGGATACGGACTTGCCGAGGTGTATCGTATTGTGGCAATTAGCGTAGAACCAGGTGAAGATGGACCTGAACGCGTTACACTTACGCTAACACCACCGACTATCAACTAGGAGCGCGATGCCGTATATCAATTTACCGCCAACGGTATCGGAAATGTTTTGGGATTTAGACCGCCGTATTCGTGCGCTAGAAACTGCGTATCGTTTCAATTTTCCGAATGTTGATTTCAGCACTAATACACCAACTAATCCTAATATTGGTGATGCGTTTTATGACACAAATGCTGATTTATTAAAATACTGGAACGGAACTGAGTGGGTAGAAATTGCTGATGGCAATCAAAGCCCAACAATTATCACTACAACTACTGCTGTATTGAAAACAACTAATAACGACATTGTTTATACAGGTAGTCCGATAACTGTTGAAGCACAACGCGTAGGCAATATGCTTACTGCGTATGCTGAAATTCTTGGCACGACTGTTAGTAACTGGGGTACTGGGCAGATTTACTTCACACTACCTGCTGGTTTTGCAACATTTGCGCATGATGTTGTCGCTCCCGGATACATCAACGACAACGGCAATATTTATACAATTTTTGCTATCTTGGCAGAAGGTTCATCTGATATGTATTTGTGGTGCCCAACTGCTAATGGTGGTTCACAAATCGTAGATTACAACACTCCTGCTGTTCTAGATTCTACTTCTGAAATCGTTCTCAATGGAGTAGCAATACTCGCATAACCGAAAGGTGCAATAACAATGTCTATACCTGACTGGGCAACGACAGTATCAGGCGTACTCGCTCTACTTGCCGCATTATGGGCAGCGCACAGATTCATCACGCGGTCTTTGATTCGTGACTATTTGAGCGAACTCAAACCTAATGGTGGCTCAAGTATCAAAGACAAAGTCAATGATATTGACGCAAAAGTAAACAAGTTAGAAGGCAGAATAGACCAGATTTATCTGCTGCTAATCGACAAGAAATAGGACAGGCATGAATAACATAGTAGCGACAGCATACGAAGAACTCGGGTACGCTGAAACAGGCGATAACGATACTAAATTCGGCAAATGGTATGGCATGAATAATCAACCATGGTGCGCCATGTTCGTATCGTGGGTTTATCACAAAGTAGGACTATCAGCATCAGTAGCAGCCAGCACGAAAAAGGGTTTTGCTTCGTGTGATGCTGGCTTGAAATGGTTTACGAAAAAGAACAAGTTAGTACCAGTAGGACAGGCGCAAGAAGGCGATATCGTTTTCTTTCAGTTTGATACAGATGCTCAACCTGACCATGTTGGTATTGTTGTAAAGAACAATGTCAAGCGTCAGCGCCTAGTCTGTATTGAAGGTAATACCTCACCTGACAACAAGGGCTCACAAAGTAATGGTGGTGAAGTCGCGGAAAAGAAGCGACCCTATGCTACTGTTATGGCTGTGGCTCGACCATAAGGAGGCAGAAATGAACCACAAAATGAAATCAGCCATTGAGTCTTATGCTCGTTCTTTCGCTATTGCTGCTCTTGTAGCATATAACGCAGGAATCACAGGAGTAGAAGACCTAATTATCGCTGGCGCTATCGCAACACTTGGACCAGCACTCCGCGCTATCAATCCTAAAGACCCTGCGTTCGGCTTGATTGCTGACACAGTAGAAGTAGAATTGAACAAATTAGCAAAAGCGGACAAGAAAAAGAAGAAAGCAGTAAAGAAAAAGTAGTCATGGGATTACTAGACGATTTGTCGAATGTAGAAGCATTCGGGAAGGCACAATCGTTATTCTGCGGAGTATGTACGCTACTCGGTGAACTCCCCGAAGCCGAGCGCGAAGCACTCACGACAGTAATGGCGAAACCAAAAGTAAGCCACACAGCATTGAGTAAATTATTGAAAGAAAATGGTTATCCAATTTCAGACGGCGTAGTGGGGCGGCATAGGCGAGGAGTCTGCTCAGGTGTCGCTAAGTAACGATTTAGAACAACTAGACCACGAATCTAATCCTGAAATCGTTGAACTGCGTAAAGCATTACAAAGAGCGCAGAAAGATTTACAGAAGGCTAAACAGCGCACAGAAGAATTAGTTGAAGTAACAATTCAATCGTGTTATGACGCAGTATTAGCACACGATAAGTTGCCACCGATAGCAGTCCCGGTGACGGATAAACGCAAAATGAAACAAGAGGTGGCATTATGGCACCTTACGGATTGGCAAGGCGCAAAGAAAACAGTTTCATACGACAGCGAAATCATGCGCAAGCGCGTATTAGATTTTGCCAAGAAAGCCATACGCATAACAGACATACAGCGTGCTGACCATCCTGTTCGCGATGTAACTATCATGTTCGGTGGCGATATGGTTGAAGGCTTGTTCAACTTCCCAACACAGGCATTTGAAATAGACGCGACACTCTTTGAGCAATATGTGACAGTAAGCCGATTACTGGTTGAGGTCGTGCGCTATGCTCTAGCCCACTACGAAAAAGTCACAGTCGTAGCGGAATGGGGCAACCATGGGCGTATTGGAAGCAAGCGAGATAATGTTCCTCGCTCCGACAATTTCGACAGAATGTGTTATGAACTCGCCCGACAATTATTATCAGGTGAAAAACGACTCACATGGCAGGAGTGTCCAGACGATATCCAGAGAATACAAATCGGAAACTACAAAGCACTCCTTATACATGGTGACGAAGTTGGGCGGAATGGATTTGCGAGTCCGAGCGCAATCGTTCAGCATGCGAACCGATGGCGGAGCGGAGCATACGATTGGGATTTCCGAGATGTCTATATTGGTCACTACCACACACACGCAGAATGGCCTATGGCAAACGGACAAGGAAGCGTCTATCAAACAGGCAGTACGGAATCGGATAACCGATATGCTGGTGTCATGTTGGCAGCAAGCGCAACACCATCACAACGATTGCATTTCGTTGACCCATCACAAGGCAGAGTAACTGCCGCATATAAGATTTGGTTAGACTAATGGAAATTGATGACATACTTGCTGAGGCGAGTTGTTTGATTGGTGGCAACCGACAAGATACTTATGGCGACATTGATGAATCATGGGAACGCATAGGCAAACTTTGGGCAGCCGTATTAGAATTAGATGAACCAATCCCGGCACATACTGTTGCTTGTATGTTAGCGCTGATGAAGATTTCTAGAATTGCTAATGACCCAACGCACACGGACAACTACATTGACGCATGCGCATATGTCGCTGGTGCTGGTCAATTAGCAACCTCGTAACAAGATGTAACAAATATTACCCCTCACTTCGGTGGGGGGTTATTTTTTTTTATGCGTCTTCGTCTTCTTCATCATCATCGCCATAATCAACCCAAGTTGATGCCATGATATCTAGTCCTGCGCTATGGGCTTGCGATAATGATGTTGCGAATAAAACAGCAGCACGATTACACATATCAGTAACTATGTCTGGATATGTTGCGTCTTGTTCAATCTTGACATTCAAGCCACCAAGATTGATTACAACTCGTGCTAGTGCCATAGCCCTAGATTACTCCCTCTAAGGGCTACCTGCTAGCAGCCTTGAAAAAACGCGCCTAAAGACAGAGTAATACTCGGCGGGTCGCGGAGTAGTGCTTTACAGCCTGAGGCGGTAGAATTGCTCCCATCGACACGCGGCAAAAGGTGCTCCGAACGAAGCGTTTGCCAGAAGTGAAAAAACGATAGAGAAAATCGGAAGGCTACGGTGTTCCAGTTACAGTCGAAGTAAGCAGGGACTGGGTGACGGAAGCACGATGGTTCTCAAACTAAATAGTGACGGCTGGTGATAATCAGACGACGCCCGAACCAGTTCTAGGTTCCATGGT